TTCTCTACCCCTTGTTATATACTCTTTTTCTTTTTTTTTAGTAATTTAGTAAGAAAGTAATATAAGTAGTTAATAATCAACAAGTTAGCGTCTTACTGAAATCTTACTGAACTCTTACTGAAATTTGCTTCAGTAAGAAAAATTACTAAAAAACGCCATTTTTAACGAATTTTGGCACTTTTGGGAAATAAAAAACCCGATCCGAAGTAAATCGAACCGGGATAATCTCAAACCAAAACCTATTATGACCAACCTTTTTGTCAGAACAAAGGTAATTTAATTTAATAAAAGTATATTAACCAAAAATAGATATTTGTTTTTTTGACTGAATTAAATTTTCAATATTTTTACTCGCTAAATTATAATAACTTTCTTTTAATTCTATACCAACGCCTTTTCTATTCATTTTTATAGCTTGATATACCTCAGATCCAATACCCATAAAAGGTGTAAATATTGTATCATTTTCATTACTATATAGTAAAATCAATCTTTCAATTGTAGGTAATTGCAATGGACAAATATGTTTTTCGTCTTTATCCTCCCTTGCACTTCTAAATCCTTGTAATGTGTCTGAATAATTAATATCCATCCAAACTGGCGATGCTATTTTTTGCCACAAATCAACTGGTATTTCTGTATTTCTAACTGGATTGATTCTTTCTCCGTCTTTTCTAAAAATTAAAACATAATCAGGTATTCCAACTCTACTCATTGTACTATCTTTTTTTACCTGCTTATGCAAAAGGCCAAGAGCTTTAGTTCTTTGCATTTCTACGACTGGATCTTTCCATATAGTTATTCTTGAATGATAAATAAATCCACAATCTTGAAATGCTTTTATTATTAAACCGGAAAAATCCCTTAAACCAATATATCCTTCTTTACCTTTTTGTATTGGAAGGTCCATACAATGAACAGCAACATTCCTGCCACTAATAATAACCCTATAAAGTTCTTTAACCAAAAAACTAAATTGAGTTAAAAATTCATTGTAATCTTTTGAATTACCCATATCCTCAATATGATTTGAGTATGTGTATAACTCAGCGAATGGAGGCGAAAAAACACTAAAACCAATAGAATCGTCTTTTATTTTTTTTATTAATTGAATGGAATCGCCATTCATTATCCAATAATCATCATTTTTTATTTCATTTACTACATTTAATGAATTTGATTCATTTATAATACTCTGATTAATATTTTTAGTCATTTCTTTTTGCATTGTTTCAAATTGTTTTTGTTTTTGATTAATTGATTCAATTACATTTTGCATAGTATCGGTACTTATAATATAAATATTAACCTCATTTTTTTGACCAAATCTATACGACCTCCGTATGGCTTGGTATAATCCCTCAAAACTAAAATCTAATGAAGCAAATATTTGATTTCTGCAATTTTGATAATTCAAGCCAAATTGAGCTATTTTAGCTTTAGTAATTAAAACCCTAAATTCGTTTTTTGCAAAACCTAATAATTTAGATTCTTTATACTCAGGTAAATCACTACCTTTTACCTCAACGCTTTCTGGTATTAATTTTTTAAGTAATTCGCCTTCTTCATTTTGTTTTATCCATATTATAAAATTTTCTTTGGAACTATTAACTATTTTAGCCGCTTCTTCAAGTCTATCAATTTTTGTTATCCTTAATTCCTGATTAAAGTTAGTGGCAGAAACTGCAATGTTATTAAATAGCAATCCATTGTTTCTTTTATTAGTTTTAATCTCTTTTTTAACCATATTTAATTTTGGCAAATTGTACCCTTTGGCATCATTAAATCCAATATCAGAAGGTTTAGATAACATAATCGCCCAACTACTAACCCATTTATAAAATATGTTTTTAGCGTGTCCTTTTAACCTCCATTTACTTGTATTTCCGCCATCGTGAATAAAGTACATTGATAGCATTTCATTTCTACTCATAATATCTAAAAATTCAGAATGATTACCTAATTCCATTGGATCATTAGGCGATGGAGTTGCTGTGCAAGCTAATTTATAAGGAGTATTTTTAAAAGAATTAATAATTTGATTTTTTAATTTACCTTCAAAATTTTTTAAAATACTTGATTCATCCAAAACTACGCCAGAATATTGGCTAAAATTAATATTATCCAATTGCTCGTAATTAATAATATCTATTTTTGAAATATCAATATTAAATTTATTAGCTTCTTCAATTGTTTGGCCTTTAACAGCTAACGGAGCTAATATTAAAACTTTTGATTTAGTTTTTTTATTAACTTGATATGCCCATTCCAATTGCATTAGAGTTTTTCCCAGGCCACAATCAGCGAAAATTGCGTATTTACCATTATGTAATGCTTTTTTTACAATATGTTTTTGAAAAGAAAACAAATTAGGGTTTAATTCATTTTGATCTAAATCAAATCCAGAATTAGTAATTTGTTTTTGTTTGTTTTTTAAAAATTCTTGGTAAGTCATAATAATTATAGGTTTAGTTAATTAATAAATTCAATTCAAAACGGCATCTTCCCCTTTAATTCTCCGTTCTCGTCCCGGTCCTCAACAAACCCGGATTTGTTCATCATTTTGACCACATTTGCAGTTAGGTCCGCATCTGCATCTTGTTCCTTTTCGGCTTTACCATACAAGGAATAGAAGGTATCCCTATCTATAATAAACACCCGATGCGAAGCTGATCCGTGTGAAATTTGAAACGATGTGGTAATGTATTTAATTACGGATTCGATTCCAAATTCATCTCGCAAAGTTTTGGAAACGTACCTATTTGAATATTTTGGATTGTCTTTTAATAGTTCCCGGATTATTTCGCCAGCCGTAGCAACCATTTCAGCTTTATCAAAATTGCCGTTAAACCATTCATTAATGGCTTCTGATAGTGCGTAAAAACAATCCGACCGGTTCGCCAATTTCGCCTCCTTGGTCCATTCGGTTTCAATATCCTCCACCTTAAACCAAGCGCGTGATTGTTTCGTTTTTGTAGCCAATTCGCGATTCGCGATATGCGAAACAAAACAAGGTATTTCAGTTTTAATTTGGTCGTGAAAATCTGCACTAAAATTCTTTAATCTCGGTACTTTTCGCACCCAGTACCGTATATCTTCATCTTTAATTGAAAGAAATCCGCGTTCGTCATTGGATACCAATATTAGTTTGCCAAAATAATCAATGGCCCTTTCCTGTTGAAATTTGCCCTTTACAAAGGTACTCCGCTGGGTAGCCATTTGTTTAATTTTCGAAGCTGTATTCGATTTGTGCAGGTCGGATTCATCCACCATTATAATGTGTTTAGAAACATAATGCTGGTTAAAATCGCCTTCGATGTCGGCAGTAGATATAATGGCAGTATTTCCCTGAAACAGCATTTCTAAAAAATCCAAAAACGTAGTCTTTCCGGTTTGGTTTTCCTTTGACACCAAGCACAATACTGGCAGAATTTGTTTAGGCTTCTGATACAAAATTTGAAGGTAATCCAATCCCATTTCGTATTGGTCCGCAAAAATGTGCTGCAACATCATTTTTATCGTATTCCATTCTCCCGGCCTTGGTTCGTGGCGAAATGGTTGGAAGAGATTAACGGCATTACCGTGAATGGATGCGTAATTGGTGTAACTCGGCACACTACAAAAGGTTTCGAATTTGGGTATTTCCTTTAAAAATCCTTTGCCAAAATCGTCCACAATAGTTTGACGTGAACGCTTCTCTAATCGAGGCGAAATTGTGCCATTAATGTTCACATATTGAATTTGTTGGTAGTAGTCATCACCTACTCGTATAAACCGATTTTCGCCAAATACATCGGTTTTATCAGATTCTTTATTGGAATTATCTATATGCCCAATTAAGGTATTAACCCCTTTTCGCTGAGCTAAAAGCTCATTCGTAACTGGATGGTCTTTGCCATATTCAAACCCATCTGCAATTTGTTTTTTTGCAATATAAACATCATCCACAAATGGATTTTCTTCAGCAGCTTGATGCAAAAAGTTAATAATTTGGTACTCTTGCAAACCAGTAAACTGATTGCCTTCATATAAACCACCAGCCAATATTGCAATCTTATTAAAATAATCCCATTTACCTGTTTCTTGATTCCTAATCCTTTTGCAAAGATCGTCAATGATGTAATTGTTATTTGCAACCACTTGACCATTGATTACGGTTGCATTTGAATTAAACAAATTTGTATTTGTAACCGAATAATCAATTTGCAAATCTGTGTACTCGGAATTGTAATGTAAGTCCGGATCGTGTGTTAAAAACAAAGGCTGACTTAAAACGCCTTGGCGCTGGTCCAACTTGCAACCCCATTGAGATTCCAGATACGGTAATATCGCTCCCTTATACACATCGTAATGGTCTACAATTTCATAGGCGGATTCAGGTACTTTAATTAATGCTTTTAATCCAGTTTTAGATGGCGAAAGAAACGCTAATATAGTGTACTCGGATTCGCATATTAACTGCCAAGTATTATTTATATCCCATCCGTGTTTTTGGTCCTGTTCGTCAATATCTATCGCTACAATCCAATTATATGAGCCGTCAATTAATCCTTGATTGTTGCGTTTAGTGAACAATCCTGAAGGCGTAATATATGGCAGATTAGATTTCGCTTTGACGTATTCCTCTTTATTCCCGGATTGTTTAAAGGATTGAGCGACCTTAACTTGTTCTTTTAGGTTTTCATCAAATTTAATCAGCTGGATTAATTCGCCTAACGTAATTGGGTTCGTTTCTGGAATCGTGTTTTTGCTACCTCCGTAGAAAATTGAGAATTGCATTCAAATAGTTTTTCATTTATAATTAATCTTCCAACAAGGCCCTACCTCTGTACTGGTTTTCATTTAAATTGCCTAATATCTGCAAAAAGGTTGCGTAGTATTCAACGTACCAATCCAGTTCAATGTCGTATTCGTTGTTTATTCCGTTAAAGGCTTCCGCCAAATGATTGTAATGGCTTAAAATTATGTATTTGGCGTGCGTGAAAGTTAATCCCATTCGTTCATATTCTTCTAATGTTTTATGAATATCGGATTTGATGTTTTTGATAATAATAAATTCCATTTTAGTTTAAGTTTTTTTTTGTTAAGTAATGTATTAAATTGAATTTGTTTTAAGGTTGCAAACCTTGGATTAATAGGTAGTTATACGCAAGTACTAAATTTCGTTTCCAAAGAGAGTTTTCTGTTCAAAATTTTTATTAAAATCTTCCACCCTCTGTTCGTCTTTTTCAAAGCCGATAAAGTTTCTATTCAGTAGCCTTGCAATTTTACCAGATACTCCACTTCCGAAAAACGGGTCTAAAACTATTCCACTTTCAGGGCAAAAGCATTTAATAAATATCTTCATCAGTTCATCAGGCTTCGCAGGTATTTTCCCGCAATGTGGCTTGTTGTAATGGTAATGGTCTCTTATCCAAGTTCCATCTTCTGATTTTTTAAACTCTTTCCCCTCTGCTTTGTAATCACCAAACACCTTACTACTTCTTTTCATTGATTTAGTGCTTTCGTTGTAATCTAATCCAGTTCTAACATCAATGTAAAAGTCTTTTGTAAGTGTAAGCCAAAATATTTTTTGAAATGATACAAGTGGCATCCGTTTACTTACCCAAGCACCGCCATTTGAAAAACTCCACATAATTTCACGCCTAAAAATGTGGTTTACTTCATTTCGTAAATTGTAATCAAATGGCTGTTTTGTAAAGCAGATAATATTACCAGTTGGCTTTGTAACTCTTATTGCTTGCATTATTAAACCATCTTTACAAAGTTTATCCCAATCTTGATAGTCAGGGTCTAAAATTGTCAAGTCTATACTTGCATCTTCTATATTGTCCAATAAGTCCAAAGTATCACCGCAATAAAGTTTGTTGTTTTCAATCATAAAATTTTGCTTGTAGTTGTATTCGTAAAATTCATTTGCTTCTGTTGCTGTCATACCATCTGAAATAAATGATGTGGTTAATTCTTTTTTGCCCTCGCTCATTTTAATAAAAATTTTGTTTCGTGTTTCAATTTAAGTTTATCGTTTAATCAACCGTGCCAGCGTATAACACGTGCTATACGGCATTAAAACGACCGCATAGCACCATACGTTATAGGTAATTAGTTTGCTCAATGTATTACTCTTAACAATCATCACATAAAAGACCGATGTTAATTGGTTTCTCGCATATCTGACATCGTTCAATATCTCCAATAGTGTCGTAGTATTTTTCAGTCTTAGTGCATCTGCACTTTAACTGTTCGCTTAGCCCTACATCATCGTGTATAGTTAAATTTTTAACCTCACTTATTGCTTCACTTAAAACATTTAATGGTTCTTCTAAATCTTTACTTAATTCTGGTTTATCAAAATTCATAGCTGTTAGCCATCCATAAACATTGTTTAATTTGTCTATTGTATTCATTTTATTTATTATTTAATCGGTTAAAAATCAAACCATAATCTGAATAGTTAGCGGCAACCTTAAAGAAACTCCTCGATTTTGTGAGTATCTAAATTTGTATAAGTGTGTATCAACTTTCTTAAAGCAAGTCCGCAACTTTCTGCCATTTTCATTCTGTCATCAACCGACATACCATCATAGTTTTGATTGTCATACATTTTGTCCATCAATGCTGTTTGGAAAATAATTGTGGCATTCATAAAATCACGGTTAGAATAATTGGGTTTGTTTTCATTTCCTTTCGCTTCAGCATTTTGTGTTAGCAAGTCATTAGCGATTAATTCTAACTCATTTTTGTAACTTCTCATTTTTTTCATTTTAATTTGACCAAACTCAACTGGATCTGCGCCTGAAAAACAAGGTAATTTTGGAGCAAATTTGAAATAAATTTTTCATCTCGCGCAACCTTTTGAACAACCAATGGTTTCGGTTCGTAATCCGGATTATACACAACATAATCGCACCATTTCCGTTTCGAAATAAACATACCCCATTGCATTTGGCAGTAGTATTTTCCCGGAATTT